CAATCGCACATGAGTTCCTTTCTCACCGGCGGCGGCCGTGTCTCCGTCACTCTTACTGCAACTCAAAAGCTTGCAGTCGCATCGCAGGGCCTGGTCAACGTTTACCGGACGTCGGGCTTTGCCAACTATCCGGACAACACGACCCTGATCGGCACTGTGATCAACGGTCAAACCGTGTTCGGAACCTTCACGGGCGGCGCAACGCTGATTATCGACGCTGGCGGCGGCCTGTCGGTGCAGTACGAAGTCGGCACGGATCCGAACGTGAAGCAGTGGCGGACGGATAACGGCGTCCAAGGCGACCCGGCAGCCAAGACGACGGCTGTCACTTTGACGTCCGCTGAACTGCTGACGACGCTGATCACCGGCACGCACGCAGCGGGCGCCACGCAGGCTTATACCCTGCCGACCGGCACCCTGCTGGATGCAGCGGCGACGTTTGACGTGAACGAGTACTTCGACTGGTCGCTGATCAACCTCTCGGCGGCTGCGCTGGATACGATCACTGTCACGGCGGGCGCCACTCATACCATCGTGGGCAATCCGATTGTTCAGAGTGCAAACGCTTCGACGGGCGGCATCTACGGCAACTCCGCACGCTGGAGGACCCGCAAGACTGCGGCCAACACGTTCGTGTCCTATCGTATCGCCTAACCTCAGTGGGGCGGCTCACAAGGCCGCCCCATTTACTTGGGAGAGATCAATGTCGCTGAAGAAGGGCTACAGCCCCAAGACAATTTCCAAAAACATCTCGACCGAGATGAAAGCCGGCAAGCCGCAGAAGCAGGCGATTGCCATCGCACTAAGCACGGCGAAGAAAGCAAGGCGGAAGGCCAAATGACCGATTTCCCCACCATCGTTTATCGCTGCCCTGGTGATCGCTGGGGGCCTCCATACACGACATTCAATAGCATTGGCGTGACTGATCAGGAAGCTTTCGACAAGGCGCTGGCCGATGGCTGGTTTGCCACGCTGCCGGAAGCGGTTGAGGTGTTTCTAAACCCGGCCCCCGCGCGTGTGGCCGTTATGTCCGAGCCTGTCGAGGATAACGCCCCGCCGACGCGGGACGAGATGCTGGCCAAGGCGGCTGAGATCGGCCTGACCGTTGACAGGCGCTGGTCCGACAAGACGCTGGCCAACAAGATCATCGAGGCGCTCGAGGCGCAGGAAGCGGCCGAGGCTGCTGCACCAGAGCCGACGCCAGAAGCACCGCCGGAACCGACACCAGAAGCACCGCCAGAGCCGGCCCCTGATCCGGAGCCCCAACCGTGAGCTGGACAAAGCGCGAGCTGGTGCAGAACGCATTTGAAGAGGTTGGGCTGGCGTCTTATGCCTTCGACCTTCAGCCGGAACAGTTCCAGGCTGGACTTCGCCGCCTCGACAACATGATGGCGACGTGGAACAGCCGGGGCCTGCGCATCGGTTATCCGCTTGCGGACAATCCTGGCGATAGCGATCTGGATCAGGACGCTACTGTCACCGACGAGGCCATTGAGGCCATCGTCAGCAATCTTGCAGTTCGCCTTGCACCGATGATGGGCAAGACCGTCAGCCCCGACACCAAGGCAACGGCGCGGTCGTCTTACATGGCGCTGTTAAGCCGTCGCTCAACGATCCCGGAGAGGCTGATTGACGTTAACGCGGTCCCGGCTGGTCAGGGCACGAAATACTGGCGCTTCAACGGCGATCCGTTCCTGCAACGCGAGGATCGTGGTTTAACGGTTGGACCTGATGCAACGCTTGATTTTGAGAGCTGATCCATGACTGACATCAATCAACTCTCAACCTCTGACACGCTCACGGCCGGCGACCTTCTGCCGATCTGGCGGTCCAACAACAGCGACACGCGGAAGACCAGCCTGACGACGCTGCAAGCGTTCATGCAGGCAAACCTTACCTTCACGGCTGGCGAGTTCGTGGTGCAGTATTCAGCGCCGGTCGCAACGGGGTTTTCAGTCTCGCTGCTGAGCAACACCGACAACCAGTGGCTGATCCTGACGCCGCTTGCGGCCTATGCGGCGGGGACCATCACGTTCCCGCTGCTGTCCTCGGTGGCGGACAATCAAGAGATATTGATCTTCTCAACGCAAGCCGTCACGACCCTGACGCTGTCGGGCAATGGCGCAACGATTGTCGGGGCTCCCGTTGGCATCAGCCAGAACGGCGCGCTGCGGTTCAAGTTCAATGCGCTTGCTTCAACGTGGTACGTGATCGGCAGCACCAACACATCAGGGCAGGCATTCCTCGCCACGGCGCAGACCTTCACAGCGCAGCAAACGCTGACAAGCGGCCTGGTGCTTCAGTCGATTGCGGCGGCGTCGATTGCGGCGGTTGCCAATGCGGTCAACACCACGAACAAGGTCACGGGCAAGGTGGTCTATGACACCACGAACAATCGCCTGATGGTGTCGAGCGGCTCGGCTGCGGCATCGCCCTGGTATATCGCGGACGGTTCTGGATCGGTGGTGCCGGCATGATGACGGAAGAAGAACACGGACAGCTTAAGGCGCTGGCCTGGCGCACGCTCAAGGCGGTTGACCACATCGACGCCAAGGCGGCGGACGAGGGGCTGACGATCAATCCGGACTGGCGCGCGTGGCGTTCGCAGGTGCGGGCCGTGATCCGTGGTGAGCTGATGGACGTCCCCGACGAGCCGCCGCGCTACGTGGCCGACGCCTACAAGGCGCACTGGAATGCGGTGACGTCTGGCAAGCTGGTTGATGCAACGCCATTTGTTGACCCGCTCATTGCCGAGAATGACGCCTTGCGCGCACGCATCGCAGAGCTTGAGGCGGCGCTATCTGCACCCGTGCTTGAGCTGTCCAGTCCTGCCGAGCCGCCGGCCGAGGCTTTGCTGGAAGCTTATCCGGACGAGGATCACGCGGCCTTGAAGGCGCGCATTCTGGCTGAGTTCGCTTCGCTTCGGAACATGCTGATCGGCCAAATCCCGATGACGCACGAGCAGCTTGACAGGCTCGTTGCGCTTGAACATCCGAAGTATCAGAGCTGGCTCCAAGGGGTAACACAATGATTGAGCAGACATTCGGCCCCGCTTACGGATCTGGCGTATCGGTGGCCAGCGTGACGGCAACGTCAGCCTCGACACAAATGGGCGTTGGCTCCAAGTCCATCGTGGTCACAAACACTGGCACCAATAACGTCTATGTCCGCACCGGCTTGACGGGCCTGACTGCGGTTGCGGCGCAAGATTACATTGTCTTACCATTGTCGCAGGTATCAATCAGCAAGCCGCAGGATCACACGCACGTCGCCTATGTGTGCGACACGGCGCTGACCTCGACCCTGCACCTGATCCCTGGCGAAGGTTTCTAGATGTGGCGTGCGCGCGACCGGACGCGGAACCGAGGCGGGACTAAATCCCTGCTTTCCGTTGCAACTGCCCGGCTTGGCACGGCGCCGCTGCATTATTGGGATTTCACCGCCAACCGCGCGCTGTTCAGCGGCGTGGACGTTGGCGCTGTCACGAGCACGCCAAACTGGAGTTTCGGCCGCGCGTCTACAGGCTACGCGCAGACGCTTGCAGGTACGCTAGTCAATTTCGGTTCTGGCGTTCCGCGCCTTACTAACAAGGGTTTGTTGGTTGAAGACCTCCGCACCAATCTTCTTTTGCAGTCGCAGACGCTTGCCACCGCGCCTTGGTCGCCGTTCCAAGCCAGCATTACAGCAGACGCTACCGCCGCGCCTGACGGCACTATGACGGCAGATAAGCTGGTAGAAGACACCACGGCGGCGACCACGCACACTCACCAACAGCTCGTCACCTTGACCGCATCCGTGCAGACTTTCTCTATCTACGCCAAAGCCGCCGAACGGTCGCAAGTTCTTATTTTTGTTCCCAACACAGCCTTTGCGGATGTCACAGCCCGCTCTGTATTTTTCAACCTCACAGGCTCCGGGTCTACGTTCTCTTTAGCCGGGGCTGGCGCAACCGCGTCTATCGAGGCGCTGGCGAACGGCTGGTATCGCTGCATCCTGAACGTGCCCGCTACCTTGGCTATTGCAGCCAACATACAGTATGGATTGAGTGTGTCCGGGGCTAACAACTACACCGGCGACGGCACGTCTGGCTTGTTCCTGTGGGGCGCTCAGGTCGAGGCTGCTGCAACCCATTCAAGTTACATCACGACCACGACCGTGACGGCTTCGCGGCAACCAGACACCGCGTCGCTTACGTCTCCCAGTGTGGCTTACCCGCTCTCCGCGTATGCGGAGTTTAACCGCACAATGGCGAGTTTCCCCTCCAACACGATAGCATTTAACCTAGACGACGGAACCGCCAACGAGCGTACAACTTTTATCGTTGACGCAACCGCCAGCACTTTGCAGCCGGTAGTTGTGGGCGCGGCGGGCATCACTCAATACAACGTAAACATTTCGCCCGCGCTGGCCGCAAACGTCACGACAAAGCTGGCCGTGCGTGTTTCAACCGCTTCGGCTAACAGCGCGCGGGACAACGTGCTGCAGGCGGCGAGCGGCGCGATAACCGTCCCCCTGACGCCTACCCGCCTGTTCTTTGGCATGAACCCGTCAACAGCCGCTCAATTGAACGGCTATCTTCTGCGCGTCGCCATCTTCAACACCGCGCTGGCTGATGCAGCCCTGCAGCGTGCGACCAGGTAGGGGACAGCCATTCAAATCCCGATCCTCAGTGGCGCCTACAGCGACGGCAACGCGGACTTTCGGGTCAGCTATCCGCTGAACATGGTCCCCGTGGTGCAGAGCCAAGGCATCAGCAACGGCTACCTGCGGCCGGCAGACGGCATTGTGAGCAACGGGACGGGGCCTGGCCTTGATCGCGGCGGCATCGAGTGGAACGGCATACTTTACCGCGTCATGGGAACCAGCCTCGTCAGCATTTCCGAGGCTGGCGTTGTCACCACGATCGGCACAATCCCCGGCGCTGACCGCGTGATCATGGTCTACAGCTTCGATTATCTCGCGATTGCGGCCAATGGCGGGCTCTATCTCTATGACGGCACGACCTTGGCGCAGAATGTGGATCCTGACCTTGGCGTGGTGGTGGATGTCGTTTGGGTCGATGGGTATTTCATGACGACTGACGGGGAATTCCTCGTCATCACGGAGCTTAATAACCCGTTTGCGGTAGATCCGCTCAAATATGGCTCGTCGGAAATCGATCCGGACCCGGTTGTGGGGCTGATCAAGCTGCGAAATGAGGTTTACGCGGTAAACCGGCACACCATCGAGGTGTTCCAGAACGTCGGAACCACCGGGTTCCCGTTTGAGCGCGTCCAAGGCGCGCAGATCACAAAGGGATCGGTCGGCGTTAACGCGAATTGCGCATACCTTGACCAGATCGCCTTCATCGGCGGCGGGATGGGAGAAGGGATTGCGGTCTGGCTGGGCGCAAACGGCAATTCGCAGAAGATCAGCACGCGCGAGATAGACATTGTGCTGTCGGGTTACACCGAGGCGCAGCTTGCGCTGTCTTTCATGGAGACGCGCACGGATCGCGACCACCGCCAGCTTTTGATCCACCTGCCGGACAAGTGCCTTGTCTATGACGGGGCCAGCAGCGCGGGGGCGCAGCAGCCGGTCTGGTATTGCCTTTCATCCAGCCTCAACGGCGTCGGCGCGTATCGCTCAAGCCGCCTTGTCTATGCGTACAACAGATGGAACACGGGCGATACGGCATCCAGCGCCTTTGGCTATCTCGTGGACGATATCGCAACCCATTGGGGCGAGACGGTCGGCTGGAACTTCCAGACGCAGATCGTTTACAACGAAAGCCGGGGCGTGGTGATCCACGACCTCGAGCTGGTCGCGCTGACTGGCCGCGTGGCGCTGGGTGCGGATCCGCAGATATCGACGTCCTACAGCCAGGATGGGGTGACCTACAGCCAGCCCAAATTCATCCGCGCAGGCAAGATCGGGGACCGCTCCAAGCGGCTGGTGTGGATGCAGCAGGGCGCGTTCCGCAACTGGCGGCTGCAACGGTTTTCGGGGACGTCTGACGCCTTCCTGTCCTTTGCACGGCTGGAGGCGCGGCTGGAGCCGCTGGCCTGGTAAATGGCAGATCCCAAAGCCCTGACCAGGAACCAGATCGCCGCCTTTGTCGGCAACGATCCGGAAGCCATACGGGCGATTGAGCGGCTGTTCCGTGTTGCTGGCGAGCTGACGCCTGCGGATATCGACACGCTTAGTGCGGCAATCGAGGCCAACACGCTGGCGCTGGGCGCGGCGCAGGGGCAGGCCGAGGTGCTGACGGCTATTGCGGGGGAGCTTGCCCAGCGGGTGGTGCAAGCCGACACGGCTACAGCCCTTGCGCAAGCGGCGCTGGACCAGCTAGCGCGCATGTCGGACACGGTGCAGGGGCTGGCCCTTGCCGCCCCGATCCTGCCGGAGCGGCGCAAGGTTTATGGGACGTTTTACGATACCAACACGCAGACCGCCGCAGCAATTAACACGGCTTACACGGTCAGCCTGTCCAACACGGATTTAAGCTTTGGCGTTTACTTGTCAGGGACGCAGATCACGGTCAGTCAGGCCGGGGTTTACGATTTCCAGCACTCAATCCAGATTGACAAGACCACGGGCGGCAAGGGGCTGTTTTATCTCTGGTATCGCAAGAACGGAACGGACGTGGCGGAAAGCGCAACCCGCGTCAGGATCGAGGGCAACAATTCGGAAAGCGTTGCGGCGTGGAATTACGTGTTCAAGCTTAAGGCAGGCGATTACATAGAGTATAGATGGGCTGTTGATGACACGGCTGTGGAGATCAAACGCTTTACCGCTGCGGCTCCGGTTCCTGCCATCCCTAGCGTGATTGTGACTGTAACGGACAATATTGGAGACTGACGCATGGCCGTAACAGCGCGGGTTCTCGTTCCGCCAAAGCAGCTTGAGAATGCCCAGACGGCGCAATACACGGCGACCAGCGTTCGGGCGATCATCGACAAGGCAACGATCACCAACACGTCAGCGGCCAACGTCACGGTCAGTGTGAACCTTGTGACGGTCTCAACGTCGGCCAGTTCGTCTAACCTGATCATCGACAACCGCACCATCGTTCCGGACGAGACGTATCTATGCCCGGAACTGGTCGGGCAAGTTCTTGAGGCGGGCGGGTTCATCTCCACTATCGCAGGGGCGGCAACTTCGCTTACTATGCGCGTGAGCGGGCGGGAGATCAGTTAATGGACGGGGAGGCGGCAACCGTCATCGAAGAGGCGCAACTGGCGCCGCACGAGATCGACCTTGACCAGGTCGAAGCGTACATGCTGACGCTGCCGCAGGTGGAATGTCCTATCCAGTATCATTTTGGGCCGGGGATTTGCATCCGGGAGCGGGTGGTGCCAGGCAACACGCTGATCATAGGCCACAAGCACAAATACCCCAACATGAGCATGATTGTGCAAGGCGCCTGCGCGGTGTTTGAGGACGGCCGCATGACGGAAATCCTTGCCCCGTTCATCTTCGTTGGCGAGCCGAAGCGCAAGGTGATCTACGCGCTGACAGACGTGGTCTGGCTCAACATTCTGGCGACTGATTTGACCAATCCTGACGAGATCGAAGCGTATTTTGTTGAGCCGTCGCAAGCATTCCGGGAGTTTTCCTGATGGCATTTATTGCGGGAGCAATCATCGGAAGCGCCGTTGTCGGCGGCATTCTTTCGTCCAGCGCCCAGAAGTCCGCCGCTAAGACTGCTGCAAACGCGCAGACGCAGGCGACCAGCGAGAGCATGGCCGAGCAGCGCCGGCAGTTCGATAGCATTCAGGCGCTCTTCCGGCCTTACGTGGAGGCAGGCGGCGGCGCTCTGGCGCGTCAGCTTGACCTGGTAGGAAACAACGGACCAGAGGCGCAACAGCGAGCCATCCAAGCTATCGAGATGGGGCCAGAGTTCGCAGCCATGACCCGGCAGGGCGAGGAAGCAATCCTGCAGAACGCTGCGGCCACGGGCGGGCTGCGTGGCGGAAACGTGCAGTCCGCGCTGTCAAGGTTCCGGCCCGAAGTTTTGTCAAGCCTGATCAACCAGCAATACCAGCGACTCGGCGGCCTAACATCGTTGGGGCAAGCCTCGGCTGGCAATCAAGCGGCGGGCGCGCAAACATTCGCCAACAACATGAGCAACCTCTTCACGCAGCGCGGTGATGCTCTTGCTGGCGCCGCTCTGGCGCGCGGACAAGCTAATGCGAATATGTTCGGCAACATCGCCGGGTCTGTTGGCTTTGCAGCGGGGCGTGGGTTGTTTGGGGGCGGGGCGCCTGCGTTGCCTCCATATGACGTGTCGCGTGGCGCTTATCCGGGCCAGTTTACTGATCCGTATTCTACCGGAGGGTCCTTCTGATGGCCGTCAATTACCAGATGGACGTTATTGACCCGTTCCAAGCCGCGCTGAAAGGCTACGGCGCCGGGGCGCAGATGCTTCAGCAAGAGCGCACCGCAGAGCGTCAGGTTCAACAGGACGCGCAGCAAAGCCAGCTATTTCAGGCGCAGATAGCCGAGGCGCAGCTAAGAGCGCAAAAAGCGCGGACGGAAATGGCTGACGCCGAGGCGATGAAGGGCGTTTACGGAGAGTATGCAACCATCATGAAGCAGGCGCGGGAGAACAAAGACCCGAGCCTGATCCTGTCCAGCGGCATCATTGAAAAGCTGGGGCCTATCAATGCGCAGATGGCCGAAATGGTGCAAGGCCAGTTCAAGGAAATGGACGACGCGCAGAAAGCCTCTGCCCATAAGAACGTCATGGGGCCGGCCGTCGCTGGCATGATGGGCAATTGGGACGTGATGACGGCGCAGCTCCAAACGCAGCGCGATGCTTATGCCGGAAGCGGGCAAGAAGAACAGGTGAAATATCTTGACGGCCTGATTGCCCAGAGCAAGGACCCGAAGATGCGGGAAGTGGTCGCTGACATGCTTCTCGCTCGCGCCATTGATCTTAATCCCAAAGCCACCGGCGAACAGATCGACACCTTGAGCAAGAGCATTCAGCTTCCGCTGGATCAGGAACTTATCCGTGCACAGATCAATGCGCAGAAAGCTTCGGCGCTTCTAGATACCAGACGCGCACAAATGGAAGCCACGACTGGCGTGGAGGTCCAGAGTTCCAAGATCATGGACGACGGTACAACCGTCATGACCATGAAAGACGGAACGCGCAAAGTTCTTAATCCGCAAGGACAACTGGTAGAAGGTGAAGCAGCCCAACAGGCCATTGTACAGGCGAACAGAGTTGGGACGGCGCTGCAGGGGGAGCGCGCGGGCGCAAGGTCAGGCGCGACACTGGCTCAAGGACAAGCCAAGGAAGCGTTTGTCACGGTTGGTAATGTCCGCACCAACATCACCAACCTCGACAAGGTCGCTGCGCTTCTTGATCAACCCGGCGTTTCAAGTGGCGTCATCGAAAGCAGGCTCCCGACATGGGACGCCTCGACAATCGAGCTTCGCAACATGCGTTCGCGCCTTGGCCTTGATGTTATCGGCTCCGTGACGTTCGGAGCCCTGAGTGAAGGCGAATTGAACCTGGCGCTCGACGTGGCGTTGCCAACAGACCTGTCGCCGCCTGATTTGAAAAAGTGGGTTCTCAACAAGAAAGCCGCGCAGGAAAAGCTTGCCAATTACCTTAGCGAACAAGTGCGCTTTCTTAGCATTCCGGGCAATACGTTGGGAGATTGGGAACAACATCAGATTAACCGCTCGCGTATGGGCGCTGGTCCTGGCACCCAAACTAAGCCGGGAATAGCTAAGGTCACAGCGATACCGTAGGGGCGTTTCATGGCTAAATACCAGATCACGCTGACTGACGGATCGGTCATCGTTGTGGAGGCGAACTCGCCGGAAGAGGCGACACAAATTGCCTCGCGCCAAATCGACGAACAATATGCAGCGCAGCAATCCACGCCAGCGTCACAGGCTCCGGCTCAAAAGCCGATGACCCAAGCCGAGACGGTGCAGGACATCGCGGCCGGGGCAAGCCGGGGTATGGCGCCCTATGCGGCTGGGGCGACCCTTGGCGCTGGCGTTGGCGCGTTGTTTGGCGGCGTTGGTGCGGCTCCCGGCGCTGCGGCTGGCGTTGCCGCAGTCGGGGCGGCGCAGTTCATCGGTGATCCGCTGGTCGATAGCGTGAACTCGCTGTTTGGGACCAAGTTCACCAAGCCGACCGAGGCGCTTAACCAGCTCATGGACGCGGCTGGAATGGCCAAGCCTCAATCCGAGGCGGGGCAGCTTGCGGAGAAGGTTGCCGCTGGCGTGTCTGGCGGTATCGCTGGCGTCGGTGCGGCGCGCAGCATAGCGGCGGGGGCGGCTCCCGGAACGCTCACACAGGGCGTTGCGCAGACGATGGCGGCAGCGCCAGTATCGCAAATCGTGGCGGGTGGAACCGGAGCGGGCGGGGCGGAACTGGCAAGGCAGAGCGGCGCGGATCCGATTGTGCAGACCCTAGCGGGTCTGGGGGCCGGTCTGGGCGGCGGCCTTGCCACCAACAT